CGTGTTCGTACTGTAAATGCTATACGCAGTATGCTATACGCTATACGCTTCGCGTTGCTCCGCTCCGCACCTCGCGGATAGTTGGGGTTGACAACACGTATCCACACACCACACCGCACCACACCGTACCGCACCGCGCCATGCCCCGGGAAAAAGCCTAAACCTTTCACGGAAAATATAACGCAGTACTATTACTTATATATATACTATACGTGTTTGCACGCATATATACAACCGGAAACCTGGAACGACAGGGGGGCTGGGTAAATAAAAACAGTTTACCAATTTAAAAAGTTTTTAAAATTGTATGACGCTACCCCATACCCCTATATTTGTAACAACTTTTTTTTAGGCCCAGGGCGACAATAGGTAGTTATATATAATAGTAGTAGGCTAACGTCGCTTTTTTAATTTTATTTAAACATGCGTAATCATACTCGTATGGCACAAAAATTATCCGCTACGGCAAGAAGAGATAAAGCGGCAAGAGACAAAGCGTATGCAATGACTCCTGACAGAAAGGCTAAAAAGGCCCATGCAGAACGTGAGGCTAGGGCTAATCCGTCTGCGGCTAAAGGTAAAGACTTTGATCATAAGGACCAGAGATGGGAAACACCTGCTAGGAATAGAGGTAATGACGGAGAGGGAACTAAGAAAGAAGGTGGTAAAAAATATAACACCGGGTAAAGTATAAAGCAAATGGCTAGAATTACAACATACAAAAATGACATTACGATAGTAGGTACAGACAAGCTATTAGGCACCGACTCGCAAGACTCAGACGCTACTAAGAATTATCTAGTTCAAGACGTAGCTACTTTTATAAATACAGGTAACGCAAAAGGAACGGGCACAACAAGCAATTTAACTTTATGGTCAGACGGGCCTAACGGCGTATTAGGCGATGCACCTATAAAATTAGGCACAGGAACAGGTTCTTTAATTATGGGCGCGGGGGCAACAGCTAGTGGAGAGAATTCCATGGCTATAGGATATGGTTCTATAGCAAGTGGGGATGGTTCTTTTGCTGGGGCTGGTAGAGAAATAAATAGCACTGTTGGAGGGCAAGCAACAGGGAGGAATACGTTTGCGTTTGGTTATTTAGCAAAAGCTAACGCCGATGGCTCCATAGCTATTGGTTCTGAATGCCAGGCAAGCGCAACTAATTCTGTTGCTCTTGGAAACTTATCAACCACATCAGGTATTAATTCTTTTGCCACTGGTATTGGGAATTTAGCTTCCGGGAATAATAGTACCGCTTTTGGCTCTGTCACTGTAGCATCAGGGAACTTTTCATTTTCATGCGGTGATAATACTACTGCCAGCGGAGTTAACTCTTTTGCTGCAGGTAAAGGTAATACCGCTTCTGGAGCCGGAAGTATTGTTATGGGTGGAGTTGGAGCTGGGGTAAGTACTGCGGCTGGCGAAGCTAGCGCGGTGCTCGGGGGGGAATTAAATACTGCAAGTGGAACAAACAGCACTATATTAGGTGGACAGAAAAACTCTATAGACGTTAATTCGCAAGATTCTTCAATTATAGGTGGTGAAGATAACGCAATAGCAGCTGGCGCTACAAACTCTGTTATTTTAGGAGGTATTGGGTTATTGGGGGGAGGTACTCACCAAACAACATGTGGGGTAGCTAATGTATCTAAAGACAATTGTAAATTTATAGTAGGAGTTGGTACATATACTAACCCTACAAGTATTAGTAGAGAAAACGGGCTTGAAGTAAGAGATAGTGGACAATTAGTATTAGGTAAATACACGGGAACAAACTTTAACCCTGTAGCCACAAACAGTAATGATCTATTAAGCGTAAACGCGACAGGGGATGTTCAACAATCAAGAACTTTACCTAGAGGTATAAAAGTAGGACCTGACACTATAAGCGGTACAATAGCTGCAAACGCCGGGGCAATAAGATATAGAGAAGATAGTAATAATAGTTATGTAGACATGATTATGAAAGTATCTGAGTTTGGTTACGCGTGGGTAAACATAGTGCAAAATAGCTGGTAAAATAAAAATAATATGGACAAAATATTAAAGTTTTTTGGATCAAGCGTTATAGGAGACATCGGAAAAATCATAGATGATTTATTCACTAGTGACGAGGAAAGAGATGCTGCTAAGCATAAAATAATAAGTGTATTAAAAGAAAAAGAATTAGAGCTGCAAAAAATGCAGACAGACATAATAATAGCGGAGGCTAAAGGTAATTGGCTACAAAGAAGCTGGAGACCTATACTCATGCTGTCTTTTGGATTTATCGTTATATATAATAAGTTCGCTGCTCCTTTGTTTGGGTGGCCGATACCTATATTGGAGGGGGAGTTTTGGACTTTACTTCAAATAGGTATAGGCGGATACGTTGTAGGTAGAAGCGCTGAAAAGATTGCAGATAAAATAAACATAACAAAAAAATAAATAAAAAACAATGGGACAATTTTTTAACCAGCCAGATTTTGGTACAGAGGCAACCCCAGTATTGCCAACCGACGTGATAAATGCAATCTCCAACAAAAATAGCGCGTGCCTTTATATAGGTACCGGTGGAGATGTTAAAGTAATAATGAACAGCAAGTTTGGACCTAATGGGGAATTCCCTACAGCTTCAGACGCGATTACATTTAAGAACGTGCCTGACGGATCGTTCCTACCGGTAATAGTAGACTTTATATTACTAACTGATACAACAGCAACGGACATTATAGCAATAAAATAATATGGGACTAGGATTAGGATTAGGTATCTGGTGGCCTACTCAAACATCAATTATTCCTGGGCTGCTAAAAGCATTATGCGCCAGAGCTACATATTGTGAAAATAAAACATGCACTACCGCTACGTTGTTAGCAATAGAAAATATAAAATAGAATGGCAAATTTACTTCAGAAAGCATCGATAGTGTTAACACCCACCGCGTATAATGACGGTGAGGTATTATGCGCCAAACCAGATGATGGGAGCGGAGATTTCGACTTCTCGCGCAACAGCGCAGCTACGCGTGTAAATGCTCAAGGTCTTGTTGAAAACGTACAGATACTATCGAGTAATTTGGTGCAGAATGGCGATTTTTCAGAGGAGGGAGCAGAGGAGGTTTCTAATGGCAGCTTTTCACAAGAGGGGGTGGAATTAATTACCAACGGAAATTTTGATACAGATAGTGGTTGGGGTTTAGGAACAAATTGGAATATTTCAAATGGCAAAGCAAATGCAGTATCTTCTCCAAATGGGGTAAGATTAGAGCAATTTAATTTAGGACAATCTATAAATAGACCATATAAGGTTACTTTTAGTGTATCTAATTTAACACAAGGCTCTTTTAAGGTGTGGTTTGGCAGTGTTCAAAGTCAAACCATAACAAGCGATGGAGACTATATTATATATTTAACACCTACAACCACAGCCCAAATTTTTATATATACAATAGGCACAACCACTGGCTCAATAGATAACGTTTCAGTACGTGAGGTCGGTCAAGATTGGACTTTAGGTACGGGTACAACAATATCTGGAGGCAATGCTAACTTTTTAAATGCAGATAGTGTTTCATTATATCAATCTATTGGCAATCAATCTGGTTTTGTAAAAATTACGTTTAATGTTACAGATTACACAAGCGGAACTTTAAATGTTTATAGCGGTGGTAATCAATCTGTAAGTACCATTAATGTATCTGCAAATGCTTTAGGAACGTATACAGCTTATGTTGATAGAAATGGTGGGAATGTAAATATAATATTTGGCTCAATTGATAATTTCATAGGCTCTATAACAAACATCTCGGTTAAAGAGGTGGGTATGGATTGGGAATTGGGTACTGGGTTTAGTATTGGGGAGAATAAGGCGGTTGCTACAAATTCAAGTAATAGTAATTTAGAACAAGTCGGCATAACTATAACTAATACAAAAAAATATAAAATTAATTTTACAATTTCTGATTATACAACTGGCGCTGTTCGACCAATGTTAGGGGCAGTTGGTGCTGTACCTGGTACTTTTGTAAGTGCAAACGGAACTTATACCGAAGTATTAACGGCAAATAATAATTTTGATAGAATTGTTTTTAGAACTGGTGGTACTGCTTTCAACGGCTCTATAACAAACATTTCAGTAATAGAAATAACTTCGGATACTAACCTACCGAGAATTTCGTATGAAAATTTCAGTTATCAAGATGCTTTAGGAAGTGAGGAAGTTGTAAATGGTGGGTTTGATACAAACTTAAATAATTGGGTTGCATATTCTAATACTTTAATTTCTTGGGAAAGCGGAGGTTATGCCTTGTTAAATAGTAATAATAATTATTGGTGTAAAATTAAACAAAGCAATGTTTTTGAAATAGGTAAAACATATAAAGTTATATTAACTGCAAAATCTAATAGAACAGATTTAAATTTTCATAACAGCCCTATTACTGGTAGTTTTTCTCAAGCAGATACATTTGAAACTTTTGACCAATATTACACCGCAACAACAACAGATTTTTTGTTTGGTTATTCAAATGCGGGTAGTTCAACAATAACAATAGACAACGTATCTGTAAAAGAGGTAACGGGACAAGAAGTAGTACCTAATTCGGGGTGCGGAAGTTGGTTGTTTGAAAGTCAGAGTACCAACCTAATAACACAATCTGAATTATTTAGTGGTGGGTCTTGGGGAAATTATAATTCAACGACAACAGATAACCAAACTACTGCACCAGATGGTCTTTTAACTGCCTCTAAATTTAGTGGCACATCGGATGTTACGGCACACACATTATATCTAAATGCATACCCAGTTGTTTCTGGAAATGATTATACTTATAGTGTATTTGCTAAAAAAAATGAAAGTAACTTTATTCAAATAAATACTGGTCAAGGATTTGGTAACTTATATGCTAATTTTGATTTAGATAATGGTGTAGTTGGTAGCTTTAATACTTTAGATGCTGATATAGAACCTTACTTAAATGGATGGTTTAAATGTTCAGTAAAGGCAAATAGTTCTACAGCTACTGGACAATCAACTTTTTCACTTATACAATCATTGACAGATTTAAGAAATCCATCGTTTAATGCTTTAAATAATAGTGTATACATTTGGGGCGCTCAATTAGAACAACAATCCTACGCAACATCTTACATACCAACCTCTGGCTCAACAGTTACACGTAACCAAGACGTATGCACCAATGGCGGTAGTTTAGCTACAATAAATAGCACAGAGGGTGTTTTATATGCAGAGATTTTTATTGAGGAAAATATAGAAAGCAACATAAATATATCTTTATCTGCTGGAGTGCATCAAAGAAATTTAGTTAAGCTCATTTATTTACCATCAACAAATGAATTAAAAGCAGAAGCCTACAATTTGGTAGGTGTAAGTACAGTAATAACTTACTTAAATCTTACATTAGGACAATACAATAAAATATCAATCTCTTATAATTCCACAATATTAAAATTATATGTAAATGGTACTCAAGTAGGTTCTACGAGTATGAACGGATTACCATCTGGATTAGACAGATTAAGTTTTGATAGAGCAGACAATGTAGCGAATTTCTACGGCAAAACAAAAGCACTTGCAGTTTGGAAAGAGGCTTTAAGTGACCAAGAACTAACAGAACTAACAACAATATAATGAATATATATAAAACAAATTTTCCAACAGAACAAGAGGGCAAAGACTACCTTTTAAGTATTGGTGTTTTAGTTGAAACAGATAACGAGATAGTATTTGCAAAAGATACGGCAGCGGTTGTTTATATCGGTAAGGTTGTAAAGATACCAGCTACTTATGATGCAGATGGAAATATAATTACACCAGCAGTTTACTATGACGGCTACGCTATCGATGTAATGAGCGCAAAGCCAAACCTTGACTTTGGCTCTTTTATGGTGTATCCGGGGGATGCAGCAGCGCATAGTTTTATGGGTTGGCCAAGAGGCGCAGAAGTACCGCCTGCAAATATTGAAGAATAAAACAAGGTTTTTAAAAAAACACGTAACTATATAATAAGAGTTTAAAAAAAACAAATAAAATTAAATAAAATGGAATTTAATCTACCAAGTCAAATCGTAAAAGATTTGAATTTCGGCGATAAGGCACGAAATAAAATATTGTCAGGCGTTTATAAATTATCCGACGCAGTGAAGTCAACATTAGGAGCTTCAGGAAAATGCGTAATATACGAGGACGCAATGGGCAGGCCGGTGATAACAAAAGACGGGGTAACCGTTGCAGAAAGCGTAGTCTTAATGGACCCGGTCGAGAATATAGGTGCAACCCTAATAAAGGAAGCAGCTAATAATACAGTGAGAGAAGCGGGTGACGGTACTACTACAGCTACCGTTCTCGCATCTTCATTACTAACAGGACTAAACGAATACAAGGGTGAAGAAAAAATTAGGAGTATTAAAGACGGCATTCAAGAATGTTATAAAGAAATTGTGGATTATCTTGACAATGCCAGTATACCAGTTGAAGGCGACATGCTTAAACAGGTTGCTTATATCAGTTGTAATAATGACAAAAGTCTTGGAGATAAAATTGGAGAGGCTTTCGAAAAAGTTGGAAAGAATGGCGTCGTTTTAATGGAGGACTCTGAAACAAATGATACGTATGTAGATTTTGTGGAAGGGACCCAATTCAATGCAGGTATAAAATCAGTGCACTTATTAACAGATAAAGATAAAGGCACAGCTGTACTTGAAAATCCATACGTTTTAATAGTAAGTTCAAACATACCAAGCGTGCGTCGTATACAAAGTATATTAGAGCATGTAGTTAAAACAAAAAGAGCATTACTTATTGTAGCCCCAATGGACCAGCAGCCATACGCTACATTGCTAGCAAATAAGGTTAAGGGTAATATTAAAGTAAACATTGTTGATCTACCTGGCTTTGGGCCGACCAAGCAAGATACAATTGAAGACTTGGCTATATTGACAGGTGCTACTGTTGTGAACGAAGAACTTGGGGATGATTTAGATCTAATCGATCCGGGTGTTTTAGGGGAAGTAATAAAATCTGTTACCGACAGCAAGAACACTACATTGCAAATAAAAGAAAACACGGCAGACTTATCTGAAAGGATAACTGAGGTGAACAATAAGATAGAAAAAGAAACAAACAGCTATATCAAGAAAAAGCTTGAAGAGCGTTTGTCTATGCTAACAGGTAAAGTTGGTGTTGTTTACGTAGGTGCTGATTCCGCAGTTGAGCTAAAAGAAAAGAAAGATAGAGTTGAAGACGCAATTCATGCAACTAAAGCCGCTTTGCAAGAGGGTATTATACCTGGAGGTGGAACTGCTTTATTAAATGCTGCTCAACTTATAGAGTCTAAAAACGATGGCTACAGTATATTATTAAAAGCCATACAGGAACCATACAAAATAATCCTAGGTAATGCCGGGTATTCTGATTACGAATTTCCAAAAGCCAAATCAGAAGCAAGTGAAGCTAAAGGAGCTAAGGAAGACTGGGTAGGTATCGGGGTGGATGTAACCTGCGGTTGTTATAAAAGAATGATAGAAAGCGGTATTATAGATCCCGTGTTAGTAACCAAGTCTGCATTAAAGAATGCGATAAGTGTTGCTACCACAATTATATCAGCTGATTGTATAATCTCAAATGTAAGATCTCTTGAAGGCAATTAATTACTACATCGTTATAGATAAGATAAAGGAAGCACCGAAAACGGTTGCTGGCCTAGAATTAACTGAAACACAGAACACAGACATTAGGTACTTAAAAGCCGAGGTTATAAGCGCTGGTGATAAGGTTGATTATATAAAAGAAGGTAGTGTTGTTAGGTATGACAAACACGCGGGTCACGGGATAGAATGGAATGACAAGATGTATCATGTTATTACTATAAATGATATAGTGCTAGTCGAATGAGACTAAGCGCGCAAGATCTAAGAAATAAGAATATTTTTAAGTATTACAGGCTCGTTAGAAAATGGGCTTGTAAAACTTACGGGTTAAAAGACGCAGACTTAGAGCTACTTATTTACTTAGATTGTAAAAAGCATTTTATACGTAATGATTTTATTAATGGTGCATATACGTATTCCTGGGATAAAGCAAGATGGGAAAGACTGCGTAAGAACGAGTGGATAACCATTTTTAGCAAAAGGAATAGAACTACGATGAAGTATAATACGTATACAACATCATTTAAGTGTAAGCAACTTATAACAAGAATATACAGAATATTACTCGGCGAGGAAGATTTACCTACGTCGGCAAAAAGCACATTTTATAAAAATAAAACGTACACAGATAAAGTGTTTAACCATGCTATCGATAACATGATAAAAGATAGTGAAAGATAAAATAACTATGGCATTTAAAATGAACCCAAAATCCCCCTTATTGATGAAAGCAATGGGGTATGCATCACCAGCAAAACAAACAATGAAATCCGGTAGTAGTATGACAGCTGCCGAAAAGAAAGCAATGAGTGATAAATCCGTATTTGGACCAGACGGTAAAAATGTTGCAAAACCACCAAAAAGTAAATCTAAGTCAAAATACGACAAATCTCCAGCTAAGCAACGCTCTGGAGGAATAAGAAACATTTCAGAAGAAATGGAACCAGCGCAAGGGCGCGGAATGAAAAAAGAGCTTAGGCGTATAAACAAGAAAAAGCCATCTACTATAGAGGCTGAAAGTGTTAAAGTTGAGGATCCTAAAAAAGGCATAGTGGATACCTTGCCTAAAAATAATGGAAACAACAAAACTAAAAAAGACGCAAAACAATTAACCGCTAAGCAAAAAGCTCTTAAAGCTTTAAAGGATGCTCAAGAAGATAATGAAGTTTCAAATATTGAAAAAGAAACTTCTAAAGTAAAAAAGAATTCTACAAAGAAAAGAAAGCAAGCAAAAAGAAAAGACAGCCAAGCAGAGCGAAGAACTGAAAAAATAAAAAGGTTAGACGAAAGAATTGAAAGAAGAAAAGCTCGAAGATCTCCTGCTAAGCAAATGAGTAAGCTTAAAAATAATCCAAAAGGATAAATGGCATTTAGGTTAAAGCCACATTCTGAAATATTCGGTTTGCATGACGCTACGTCAGAGTTTGGCACACCCGTTATTATAAAAGACGATTTGGAAGAAGGAGTACAAGCAGAAGCTAATAGAGATGGAACGATTTTTGTTAGCTCAGACTTGCCTGAAAGCAAAGTGCAAGATGCCGTAAACCACGAAAAAGTTCATTTGGATCAAATGGCTTCTGGTAGATTGCAATATTCAGATGATTCTGTTACTTGGAAACGAGATACAAAATCGCCTGCTAGAAAATACGACAGAGCAACAATGAACGAGGGACATCCTGATTTCGAGTGGGAAAACGAAGCATATAAACAATCATAATTATGGGATTAAATTTTAGAGGATCAGCTAATAGGTTTAAATATAAAAACCAAAACAGCTTTCAAGATAAATCAGCGCCTGGCCCAAGAAGAGGTGTTGGCGGAGATCAGCCGGGTAATTTAGCTAGGGCTGAAAAAAGGTTTGGAAGAATATCTAGTCCGGCTAAAATAAAGAAAAACTTTTACGGAGGTGAAGCTTATTTTCAAGATGGCTATAGTGGCGATCTAGCTAATAGCTTACCTATAACACGTAAATCAAGTTCTCCTCTTAAGATTAATATGGCTTTAGTTGATGGCGCAGCGCGTTCTGCGAAAAAATTTACTGATATTGGAGCAGCTGTCGCGGATGGATTTAAAACATTAGAACCAGAGCCTGAAGTAGTTGACTTAGGCGCTACATATCCAGAAGTACCTGACGGCAATGCCGGCGAAGGCGAAGGCGAAGAAGGAACAACAGAAGAAACAACAGAAGAAACAACAAATACAGATACAGATGAACAATAGACCAATTACAGCCCGCGTCAAAAGCGGTATGTTCAAAACAAAAGAGCCTTTACTAAATGTAGGACCGGCTGGAGTTGATGGAAATAACAAGACTCGCACTATGCCTTCCCCAAGTAAAATGAAAGGGTATACTATGAAGTCTTCGCCTTTTAAGCAAGCAAAAACAGGTGATACCAACGCTGCAGATGAAGCAATAGGAAATTCACAAAACGCTCAGTACAGAATAGGGCCAAACGGTGAGCTTTCAGCAAGGTCTATTATAAAAGTTGTTACACCTGGAGAGGATACTTTCATAGAAGGCACGCCAGATGTAGTTACTAAGAAGCCTTACGTAGGGGCGGCTAATGATGCCTGCTCACCTCAATACATTGCGGCGAATGGGCGAGCTAAGTGTGATGAATATGAAGCATTACCCCAGAAAGTAAAGGACGAAGCAAATACAACAACAGTAAAAGGTACCCCTGATAAAACAGTTAAAGGTAAAGACAAAGTAACCGAAGTACCATCTGATAAAAAGATATACCGAAAAGTTGAAGGAAGAGCATCAAGTGCTTACGCCACCCGTAATAACTTAAGGAAAGCAAAAGTAGCAGCTCGCAATGAAAAAAAGTATCAAAGAAAAGAAGACAGGGCAGCTCGCCTCGCCAAGGGCGGTGAAGACCTTTCCGCAAAAGATCAAAGAAGAGCTAGAAAAAAGAAGCAGGCTGAAGACGTTAATAAAGTTGCAAAGTCTGAAATGCTAAATGCAACAACTCAATCTGCTCAGGGCCAATCCGCATTTGACACATCGCAAAAAACAAGGCTTCAAGATGTTGAGGATTCTGCAGGAAGCTTGACTAGAGATGAGCAAAAAAATGCCGGCAAGGGTGTAGCTAAAATGAAAAACACAGGTTTCTTTAAAAAGAAATCACCTATGAAAATGAAGTACTTTAAAAAGTGAAAGCAAAAGGACTAGGAGATACAATAGAAAAAATTACAACCGTAACCGGAATTAAAAAAGCTGTTAAGGCTTTACCCTGGGATTGCGGTTGTAATAAAAGAAAAAAAACATTAAACAAGATGTTTCCATATAAGTAACAATTAAATTTAATTAAATGAAAAAAGAAAAAGACTACACAGAGTTTGAAGTTGTTAAAGATAACCAGCTCAGCGAATCTGAATTAAATGAATTGCGAGAAGCTGTAAATCGTGTAAACGAAACACAAATGCAAATAGGTGGGCTTGAAGCACACAAGGCTAAACTTCTAGCCGAAATATTATTATTCACTAAAGAAGTAGAAAGCACTCAAAAAATACTTGCCTCTAAATACGGGGACGTAAGCATCGATCTTAATACTGGTAAATTTACAGAAAATGCAGTTAATAAGAAAGATTAGTATAGGCAAAGATTATAAGAATGACGCAATGCACTATGCTGTAGGGCAGGAAGTATACGGTGGGCACACTATAGATAGTATTATAGAGGAGGACAACAAATACACTGTGTATATATCTAAAGGGGATATTCTTATGCCTTGGAAAGATTTCAATAAGAACATGTCAATATCCGTAGAATATAATATTTCATGGTAAAATGCAAAGTGTATTTAATTACCTTGTAACACCACAAGGAGGCAGAACGACAGGACAGACTACAATTGAAGGACAAGAATTACTATTAAACACTGAGTTACAAAACCACGAGTATTCAAATAGAATAGGGGTTATACTAAGTTTACCATTAGCTAAAAAATACCAAGAACTTAGAGAAGGAGATGAAGTAATATTACATCACAATGTGTTTAGAAGATTCAGAGATGTAAGAGGTGAAGAAAAAAATAGTAAAAGCTATTTAACAGAAGAAACTTATTTGGCACAGCCGGATCAGATATACGCATACAAAAGAGACGGCGAATGGAAAGCTTTAGAAGGTTTTTGTTTTGTTGCCCCAATCAAGGAAACTAAAATGTTTTCTATTGAAAAAGAAAAGCCACTGATAGGCGTGGTTAAATATTGTACTTGCGGCTTAGAAGTAGATAATATAGTAGGATTTGTACCTACATCAGAATACGAGTTTATTATAGAAGGGCAGAGGTTATACCGAGTACCCACCAATTCAATTACAATCAATTATGGACATAAAGGAAACGAAGAGGAATATAATCCTAGCTGGGCAGAAAGCAGTTGAAGAATTAATAAAGGTAGCTAAAGAAGCTATCGTGGATTCAGACGACGACATATCAGCAGACAGGCTTAAGAATGCAGCGGCTACAAAAAAGCTAGCTATATTCGATGCTTTCGAAATCCTAAATCGTATTAATGACGAGCAAAGAGCTTTAGATGGTAAGCCAAAAGAAGAAGCTGAAAAAAAAGACTTCAAAGGCTTTGCTGAAAAAAGATCTAAGTAATGTATACGCAGGATCTATACAGTATAATAACACCTATTAAGCCAAATACTATATCTAGATTAAATAGAAGTAGAAAATGGGAATATGGATATAACAAAGAACACGACGTTGTTGTTATAAGCAGAACAGGTAAAATAGGGGAAATATACAATATACAAGGTTTAAAAATTGCTTTGCCGGCTGAGCCTGCTAAAGTAAGTAAAGAAACCAGCAAATGGACACCGGAAGAATATCCTAAAGAGCTAAAGAGTATTAACAGTATATTTGATTGGCGCGATTATCCAAATGAATTTAAAGAAACTTGGGAAAAATATATAGATGAACAATTTAGAAAAAGAGAGGAGGGTCATTGGTTCAATAATAAAGGCGTGGCTACTTACATTACTGGTACTCACTTTATGTACTTGCAGTGGTCCAAGATTGACGTTGGGCAACCTGACTTTAGAGAATCAAACAGATTATTCTATATATTCTGGGAAGCTTGTAAAGCAGACAAAAGATGTTACGGAATGTCCTACCTCAAAAATAGACGATCTGGATTTTCTTTTATGGCTTCCGGCGAGACTGTTAACCAAGCAACAATATCTTCAGATGCTCGATTTGGAATACTGTCCAAATCTGGGGGTGATGCAAAGAAGATGTTTACAGACAAAGTTGTACCAATATCGATTAACTATCCATTCTTCTTTAAACCAATACAAGACGGAATGGACCGTCCCAAAACAGAACTCGCCTACAGAGTTCCCGCATCAAAGTTTACAAGAAAGAAGCTCGACTCTAACGCCGCAACGGAAGACATTATCGGGCTCGATACCACAATCGACTGGAAAAACACAGGTGACAACGCATACGATGGTGAAAAACTAAAATTACTAGTACACGACGAAAGCGGTAAATGGGAAAGGCCAAACAATATACTTAATAACTGGCGAGTAACTAAAACTTGTTTAAGACTAGGTAGTAGAATTATAGGCAAGTGTATGATGGGATCAACATCAAATGCTTTAGACAAAGGAGGAGAAAACTTTAAGAAACTATATAATAGTTCTGATGTAACAAAGAGAAATGCAAACGGGCAAACAAAGTCTGGATTGTATTCTTTGTTTATTCCTATGGAATGGAATTACGAAGGTTTTATTGACGAATACGGACATCCGGTATTTAATAAGCCGCCAGAAGGCACCGTGGGGCCACACGGAGACGTTATAGAAGTCGGAGTCATTGAGCACTGGAATAATGAGGTAGATGGATTAAAAGGCGACCAGGACGCTCTAAATGAGTTTTACAGACAATTCCCTAGAACAGAGGAACACGCGTTCAGAGACGAAACAAAAAATAGTATATTTAATTTAGCAAAAATATACGAACAAATAGATTATAACGAAGACTTAGGCAACAGTAATGTCCTAACAAGAGGAAGCTTCCAGTGGGAACACGGTGTTAAAGACACGAAAGTAATATTTAATCCAAACCCTCAAGGTAGATTTTTAATTTCTTGGACACCTAGTTATAATATTCAAAATAGGCAAACTACACGTAATGGTATAAAGTATCCAGGCAATGAACACATGGGCGCTTTCGGTTGCGATAGTTATGATATATCTGGAACGACAGACGGAAGAGGATCTAAGGGTGCTTTGCACGGGTTAACTAAATTTAGTATGGAAGATGCCCCACCGAGTACTTTCTTTCTGGAATATGTAGCAAGACCGCAAACAGCAGAAATGTTTTTTGAAGATGTGCTAATGGCATGTGTATTTTACGGTATGCCCTTACTATGCGAAAATAATAAGCCTAGGCTTTTATATTATTTTAAAAGAAGAGGCTATCGCGGGTACTCAATGAATAGGCCAGATAAGCTTTGGAACAAGTTGTCGGTAACAGAGAAAGAAATTGGTGGAATACCAAACTCAAGTGAGGATATAAAACAAGCTCACGCGGCAGCTATTGAAATGTATATAGACAGACACGTTGGTTTAAATGAAGAAGGCCAGTATGGAACGATGTACTTTAACGAAACATTAAACGATTGGTCTAAATTTGATATAAATAATAGGACAAAATTTGATGCTGCTATTAGTTCTGGTTTAGCTATAATGGCTTGTAACAAAGATTTATATAGGCCAAGTAATAAAATACAAAGGCAAGTTGTTAATTTAAGATTTGCAAAATACTCTCACGAGGGTACGGCATCAAAAATAATAAAAAAATAATATGGCGAATAGCGTAACAAATAGTTTTTTCCCTAGCCAGGTGGTAAGTGATCAGGAGAAAGCTTCTCAAGATTACGGATTGAGAGTTGGTAGAGCGATTCAAAATGAATGGTTCAGCAGCAACTCAGGCGTAACTCGCTTTAGAAGTAATCAAAATTCTTTTCATACATTAAGGCTATATTCAAGGGGGGAGCAGCCAGTGCAGAAATATAAAGATGAACTTTCCATAAATGGTGATTTATCTTATTTAAACTTAGACTGGAAGCCGCCTCCAATATTATCAAAGTTTGTTGATATAGTTGTTAATGGCATCGCGGATAGATCTTTTGATATTACCACTTATTCGCAAGATCCGTATGGAGTAAGCAAGAGGACTGCTTATATGGAGTCTATTATAAGAGACAAGCAAACAGAAGAGCTAAACAACTTTGCCCAAGAAAATTTTGGTATTAATCTTTTTGAAAATCCTCCCGAAAGTTTACCAGATTCTCAAGAAGAGCTAGATATACACATGCAGCTTACTTATAAGCAAGGTATAGAAATAGCAGAAGAAACCGCGCTTAACACACTGCTGGACGAAAACAGGTATGACTTAACAAAAAGAAGAACTTACCTAGATTTGGTAACATTAGGTATTGGTTGCGTAAAAAATAACTTTTCAGAATCAGAAGGAGTAACGATTGATTATGTGGATCCAGCTTATTTAGTATATTCATACACAGAAGATCCTTACTTTCAGGACATATATTACGCGGGAGAAGTTAGGTTTGTACCAATAAATGAAATTAAAAAGCAATTCCCTAACTTAACGCAGGATCAATTAGAAAAAATCCAACAGCAAGGGACACAAAATTATGGTGTATTTGATCAGAATGTAGGCAATCAATACAACAACAACAGGGACTCAAACGTTATACAGGTTTTATACTTTAATTATAAAACGTATATGAATGAGGTGTATAAGGTCAAAGAAACTGCAACAGGCGCTACGAAAATAATAGTACGCGACGATCAATTTGATCCACCGGTAGAAATGCTGGAAGAGCAGTTTGGCAAAATGTCAAGATCTCTTGAGGTGCTTTATGAAGGTGTTATGATTGTTGGTACAGATATAATGCTTAAGTGGGAAATGGCAAAGAATATGATGCGCCCTAAAAGTGATGTATCTAAGGTTAAAATGAATTACGCTATTACTGCCCCTAGAATGTATAAGGGTAAAATAGAATCATTAGTAAGTAAATGTACAGGGTTTGCCGATATGGTACAATTGACTCACTTGAAATTACAACAGGTGCTTCAAAGAATGATACCTGACGGAGTATATCTTGATGCTGATGGTATCAATGAAGTAGACCTAGGTAATGGAACAAACTACAATCCGCAAGAAGCATTAAATATGTTTTTTCAAACAGGTTCTATAATAGGTAGATCATTTACACAGGAAGGCGATATGAATCCCGGTAAAGTGCCTATACAAGAAGTGCCAACCGGAGGCGGAGGACAAAAACTACAAACATTAATTGCAACTTACAACTATTATCTGCAAATGATAAGGGATGTAACCGGACTAAACGAGGCGAGAGACGGGTCTACGCCAGACTCTAGAGCATTAGTAGGGGTGCAAAAATTAGCAGCAGCAAATTCAAACACTGCAACAAGGCATATATTAGATTCAGGTTTATATTTGACAAGAGAACTTTGCGAGTGCTTATCTTTAAGAATATCAGATATAATAGAGTATCACCCAGCTAAAGAAGCGTTTATAACCAAAATAGGTAAATTTAATGTAGGTATTCTTGAGGAAATGTCAGACTTGTATATGCACGACTTTGGCATAATGCTAGAATTAATGCCTGACGAAGAAGAAAAAGCTACATTAGAAAACAATATTCAAGTTGCATTGCAACAGGGTAGCATAGATCTTTCCGACGCTATAGATATTCGTGAGGTAAAAAATCTTAAGCTAGCCAACCAACTGCTTAAGGTTAAACAAAAGAAAAGACAAGAAAGATTACAGGCAGAACAGCAAGCTAATATACAAGCACAAGCTCAAGCTAACGCGCAGGCGCAGCAAGTGGCGGCCCAAGCAGAAGTGGATAAAGATCAAGCTATGTTCCAGACTAAGGCGCAATTGGAGCAACTTAAAGCAGGTATAGAAGAAAAAAGAATAAGCATCGAGGTTAATGCTAAGAAAGAATTAATGGCGTTAGAATTCCAATACAATATGCAATTAAAAGGTATAGAAGTAGAGGGAGCTAAATCTAAAGAAAAAGAAGTAGAAGATCGTAAAGATCAAAGAACTAGGATACAAGGTACTCAACAAAGCGAAATGATCGCCCAAAGAAAGAACGATCTACCGCCTAAAAACTTTGAATCCGCAGGAAATGACGTAATGGGCCAAGGTTTTGGCTTAGGTGCGTTCGATCCTAGGTAATAATAGTAATAACAATCATATAATATTTTATCATGTCAGAACAAACAGAAAACCAAAATGTACCTGAAGAGGTAGTTGAAAATGTCGTTGAAAGCCCAGTGTCGCTTGATGACGGCATTATTAAAGTCAATTTAGGAGAACTAAACAAACCCAAAGAAGATGCCATTCCAGAACAAGAAGCAAATGCAAGCGATGTTTCTGTCGAGCAACCCGAAAACGAAAGCAACAGCGAGGAAGTGGTTCAAGAAGTACGGGAGCCCGTTCAAAATGAAGAGCAATCCGTTCTTGAGGAAATAACAGAAGAAGAAGTACAAGAACAAGCGGATAATTTGCAAGGCAATATAGCCGAGGCTATAGAAGAGCAAAAAGAAACTGGTGTTGAGTTACCTGAAAATATTCAAAAAGTTGTAGACTTTATGAATGAAACCAGCGGAACTCTTGAAGATTATGTTAAGCTTAATAAAAACTACGAAGACTTAGATGAGTCTCAGTTATTAAGAGAGTACTACGCTAATACAAAGCCTCATTTGGACGAGGAGGATATAGACTTTATGATGGAAGATAACTTTCTTTATGATGAAGACTTAGACGAAGAAAGAGATATACGAAGAAAAAAACTAGCCAGAAGAGAGGAATTAGCAAAAGCTAAAAACCACCTTACTGGATTAAAAGATAAATATTATCAGGAAATTAAAGGCGGCTCAAGGTTGGCTCCTGAACAAAAGAAAGCGGTAGACTTTTTCAATCGCTATACAAAAGAAAACGAAGCAGCAACTCAATTAGCTGAAAAACAAACACAAACGTTTTTAAAGAAAACGGAAAGTGTTTTTAACGATGATTTCAAAGGTTTTGATTATCAAGTTGGAGACAAAAAATTCCGTTTTAAAGTTAAAGACGCTCCTACTATTAAGGAAACCCAAAGCGACATTAATAATTTTGTCAAGAAGTTCTTGGATAAAGATAACCAAATGTCAGATGCAGCGGGGTACCACAAGGGATTGTTTACAGCTATGAATGCAGATTCTATTGCAAATCATTTTTATGAGCAAGGCAAGGCCGATGCAATGAAAACAAGTATGTCCAATTCGAAAAACATACAAATGGGCGCTAGAGGCGTTCATGAAGACGTTAAAACATCGAATGGATGGGCAGTAAGATCTGTTGATTCTGGGGGAAGTGATTCAAAATTGAAAATTAAAACATTTAGACACATTAAATAAGAAAAATTATGGCAGGATTTGCAACCGCGCCGGCTACATTAGCCAATTTAGCGCACTTAACACCACGCCCGGTAAAAGGTTTGTTTGGAGACAACTACCTATCTTTAGCGGACATGGATTTTACACAACAATTTTTACCTGAGGTATACGAAAAAGAAATCGAGCGTTATGGGAACAGAACAATCACAGGATTTTTACGTATGGTCGGAGCTGAGATGCCTATGGCGTCGGATCAAGTAGTTTGGTCAGAGCAAGGAAGATTACATATCGCTTATGATAATGTAACAACTCAAGCTGCAGCGAACCAAACAATATCTTTACCAGATGCAACAACATCGCCAGACGGTAAAGCGCCTTTACTAGGGCCAGGCATGACAATAGTATTAGCTAAAGGTAATATAACGGCAAAAGCTTTCGTAAAAGCAATCGTTACACCTCAGGTTGGAACTAATGTAACATACGACATCGTAGTATATGATACTGCCAATGGACAATTGCCAACTGGTTTACATACAGAAACAGGTGTTAGTACATTCGTATATGGTTCTGAGTATGGAAAAGGATCTAGTTTAGCTGGTAATTCAGTTGACGCTTCTTTCACAACTTTCAGTAACAAACCAATCATTCTAAGAGACAAGTATGCCGTTAACGGATCAGATGTTGCTCAAATTGGATGGGTTGAAGTTACTACTGAAATTGGAACTGGAGGATACCTATGGTACTTAAAGTCTGAACACGAGTCTCGTATTCGTTTTGAAGATTACTTAGAAATGTCAATGGTTGAAGCTACTGATGCTCAAAGTACTATTACTGATGCTTCTGGAGCAACTATATCAGGTATGCAAGGTTTATTTGATGCACTAGAAACAAGAGGTTTAGTATTTAACGACGCTGATTTTGACGGTGCGTCTTCTCCTACTGCAGGACTTGGAGCATTTGATACTATATTACAAGAGCTTGATAAGCAAGGAGCAATTGAAGAGAACATGATGTTCTTAGATCGCGAAACTGCATTGAGCATTGATAATATGCTGGCGCAACAAAATTCTTACGGAACAGGAGGAACATCTTACGGTGTATTCGAAAATTCAGAAGAAATGGCGTTGAACCTAGGATTCTCAGGATTCCGTAGAGGATCTTACGATTTCTATAAGACTGACTGGAAATATCTAAATGATTCTACAACTCGTGGAGGTATTACAGATATATCTGGAGTAATCGTTCCAGCAGGAACATCTACTGTATATGACCAACAATTAGGACAGAACATCTCACGACCATTCTTACACATCCGTTATAGAGCTTCAGAAGCTGATGACAGACGTTTGAAATCTTGGGTAACTGGATCAGTTGGTGGAAACTACACAAGTGACGAGGATGCAATGAATGTTCACTTCCTATCGGAAAGAACTTTGTGTACTCAAGCAGCTAACAACTTTGTACTGTTAAAAAGAACAGTATAATAAGTTTATTGTAATGATTACCCTCGTTGAATCTACGGGGGTAGTTATTACTTTTATTAGTGACATTAGCTAGTTATATTAAATAGTAATAGGCTATCGTCATACATTATTAACATTTATATCATATTATATTATGGCTAACAAGAAAGCTACAGCAAAAAAAGTTGAGGTTGCACCTCAGGAAGTGGTTGAAAAAGTAACACAACCAAAAGTAGAAGCACCTAAAAAAGAGGAGCCAAAAAAAGACGAGTGGGTAATCAAAGATAGATTGTACGAATTAACAAGAACAAAACCACTTGTTTTCACATTACCTACAGCGCATAGTAGGAAAAAAAGTTTATTGTATTTTGACGAAGAGCTAGGATACCAAAGAGAATTAAGATACGCTACTAACCAGCGATCTTGTTTTGTAGAGGAGCAGAAGGGACAAATAGTTATGGGACGCATCGTGTTTAGAGACGGCGTGCTTAGAGTGCCGAAAGAAAATGTTGCGCTACAAAAATTATTATCTTTATATCACCCAGCTTTAAAATCTAATATATACGAAGAATACAAACCAGCTCAGCAAGCAAGTAATGAGGTTGACTGGATTGAGTTCGAATTACAAGCATTGAACCTTGCTAAAACATTATCTGTTGAAGAGGCAGAAGCTATTTTACGCGTTGAAATGGGAGCGACAGTAACAGAGCTTTCATCTTCTGAAATTAAAAGAGATGTATTAATTTTTGCTAAAAGGAATCCAAATTTATTCTTACAATTAGCTACAGATGAGAATACACAATTAAGGAGCTTCGGGGCAAAAGCTGTTGAACAAGGGATACTAACATTATCACAAGACCAAAGAACGTTTACTTACGGTTCTAACGGAAGAAAAATAATGACAGTGCCGTTTGACGAGCATCCTTACTTTGCTTTATCTGCTTTCTTTAGAACAGATGAAGGTATGGAAGTATACAAGGCAATTGAGAAAAGACTAAACTAGTCACCTTTATAGTAATAGGCTGCTGAAAGGTGGCCTATAACTATATAAAATAAAAAACAAATTATGGCTGTAAGCGTAGATACTGTTTATCAGAGAGTATTAGCAATACTTAACAAAGAACAAAGAGGTTATGTAACACCTCAAGAATTTAATCTATTTGCTAACCAAGCTCAGTTAGATATATTCGAACAATATTTTTACGATATTAATCAGTTTGGCAGAATACCTGGTAATGATACCGAGTTTTCTGATATGCTTAACTTACTTAATGAGAAAATAAATATATTTGAAGTAGATGCAGATATGACTTATAATGCAGCTACCGAACATTGGTCGCCTCCTGCGGACCTTTATAGAATAGGTACAATAGTTTATAACAATGTTACAACTAGTAAATCATTATATCCTGTTCCCAATACAGTAGTTACCACTACAACACCGATAGAAGCAGAAAGAATAAACTTTAATGAATTTCTGTATATAAATCAGTCGGCCTACGCAAAACCCACAAATACAAGACCCGTGTTTGTAGCTTCAGAAGATGGCTACAAAGTTTATGGAGATTCTTTATTAACTACCAATGTAAGGTGTAATTATATAAAAGAGCCAGCTCAAGTACAATGGGCTTACCAAATGGTTTTCGGCGAAGCACTTTATAATGCAAATGAGTCTACAGACTTTGAGTTGCATCCTTCAGAAGAAACTGAATTAGTAATAAAAATATTAGAATTTGCAGGGCTGGTAGTAAAAGATATAGGAATGTATCAAGTAGCAAGTCAAATAAACGCACAAACTAATCAACAAGAAAAATCATAATATATGGCATTGATAAATCAAACTCCAGAAGAATACTACTTAGGGCCCGACGGCGTATGGGATAGTGGCGATGAAAACTACGGTGATTACCAATTTGTCAGTATAAGTGATATTATAAACAACTTTATAGTTGCCTATGTTGGGCAAGATAAGCTAATAACCAAAGTAAAAAGAACAGATGTAGCCTATTGGGCACAGCGAGCTATCCAGGAGTTTAGCTTTGATACACTACCTCAGGATAAATCAATAGAAATTGAAGTACCACCCGGATTATATATGGTGTTACCGCAAGATTATGTTAATTACACAAAACTGTCTTGGACAGATAGCCGAGGTATAGAAAGAATAATATATAAAACCGACCTAACAAGTAACCCAAACGCTATTATACAAGATGACGATTACGAATATACTTTTGATAACAACGGTAATATACCTTTGGCGGCACAATCAGAAACATTAAAAAGATGGAACGCTAATAGTAATTTTCCTTTAGGTGGACCAGGAGGTGGCAACTGGGATTTAACTAATAATCCAGACTTACTTGCATTATATGCTTACGGAGGTAGATATGGTATAGATCCTGAAAATGCTCAAGCAAACGGTACGTTTTATATAGACCGTATAAACGGTATGATTAGATTTAGCTCAGATATAAGAGGGAGAATAGTTACATTAAAATACATAAGCGACGGATTAAGTAGCGCAGAAGATATGACTGTTCATAAGTTTGCAATGGATGCAATAGAAAAGTACATAGCTTATTCTATATTATCTACAAGATCTAATGTACAAGAATACTTAGTTGCTAGATTTAAGAAAGCTGCTTCGGCTGCTAGAAGAAATGCCAAGATTAGATTATCAGAACTTAAGTCAGACTTAATGGCGCAGGTATTTAGAAATCAATCAAAATGGATTAAACATTAAAATTATATGGCGGAATTAATACACACGTTTACCAGCGGTAAAATGAATAAGGATCTTGATGAGAGACTTGTTCCCAATGGAGAATACAGAGACGCCTTAAATTTAGAGCTTGCAGCTTCAGATAGCTCTCAGGTTGGTACCTTTCAAAACATAAAAGGTAACTTAGAATTAGCGTACAAAACATATAACCCCGTTACGGGAGCTAGAACACTGTGGAGCAGTGCTTATATATCTAATTTAACAAATGCGGTCTGCATAGGCTCCGTTGTTGATAGGAATACGGATAATATATATTGGTTTATATCTAGTGATGAAGTTAGTGCTATTGCTTACTATAACGACGTTACAAAAGTTGTAGCTCCATTAATAGTCGATGCTAATGATATACTAAGCTTTAGCAAAGATTATTTAATAACCGGTGTAAACATATTAGAAGGTATACTAATGTGGACAGACAACCAGACTGAGCCCAAAAGTATAACCGTAAAAGATTGGGTTAATTCAACCTCGGATTTTTTAACGCACTCGCAAGTATATGGGCGTGATTTTATTGAGCAAGATACTACGGTAATAAAAAAGTATCCGTTAAACCCGCCGACAATATCCGTGTCCTCGGTTGCTAGAGAAGACGACGCAGGAAATACCGTTGTTATTGCCACTACTACGTCAGCCACCTTTATGACTGAGGATTCTAATAATAATGCAATTCCAGTTCCTACGGGCACGGCAAAAACATTAACCTGGGAGCAAAGCCAAACATTACCTTTTTATAGAGAAGGAGATGTACTTATACTAACTCTTGTAGATGAGGGTGAAGTAGGTAGCGAAGTTGCAGAAGTAAGGTGTTCTGTGACTAGTATAATACCCCCTGACGAAGGGGCTTCGCAAACAGGGGCTAATGTTACAGTGCTAAGTGTTGGGCCGAGTACTACAGGGGGTGCTATTATTACCCCCTTAACTTATAATGTAATATTAGAACAACAAGAGCCTTTATTTGAATTTAAGTTTGCTAGATTTGCTACTAGATGGAAATACAATAATAATCAAGTATCTGCTTACTCTTCTTTTTCAAATATTGCTTTTTTGCCTGGGGAATTTGATTACTCTCCTAAAGAAGGGTATAACTTAGGCATGACTAATAATACTAGGCAGTTAACAATATCTAATTTTATACCTAGCACATTACCACCCGATGTAAGCGAAGTTGAAGTGCTTTACAAAGCAACTAATAATCCTAATGTATACGTTGTTGATAGCTTCAAACCTTCTGATACAGCATGGCAAAACAATACTTTTGAAATAAAAACTGAAATAATAACTTCTGTCATAAGAAGTAATCAGTTATTAAGACCTTACGACAATGTACCACGTAGAACTTTAGCGCAGGAAATAACTGCTAATAGGTTGATATACGGCAATTACGTGCAAAATTTTACGTTAAGCTCGCCTTTTACAAAAGTGCCTTACAAGACAGATATGTCTGTAGGATTATATTCGAAACCAATATCCTCCGACACTACCTTTGTAGGCAGCGTCAATACGGAAGGTAATGCTGTTTTTCCTTCAATTAAAACATTACGCACTTATCAAATAGGTGTAGTTTATATGGATGAGTATGGCAGAAACACGCCTGTATTTACAAGTAATAGCGCTTCATTAGTAGTAGAGAAGGCATCTTCTGCTGCGGCTAATAACATAAGAGTGACCCTAAATGGCAACCCACCTAAATATAAAACTTTAACTGGCTTTGCTGATTTTACACATTACAAGTATTACATAAAAGAAACGTCAAGAGAATATTACAATCTAGCGTTAGATAGGTTTTATGATGCAGAAGATGGTAATGTATGGCTTTCATTTCCGTCCGCAGAAAGAAATAAAGTAGACGAAGATACTTTTCTGATACTAAAAAAAGAACACGATAACAATATACCTGTTTTTGAAAAAAGCAGATATAAAGTGATAGCTATAGAAAACGAAGCCCCTTTGTTTTTAACGCAACAAAGACTAGGCAAAGGAAATCTTATTACCAACTTTGGCGGTGGGGAAGGAGCTACGCCGGTAGAAGGGGGTAACGAAGTGCAAGTCCTTAAAACTGACTTTGACGCTGCTTTTGGAGCAGAAACTCGTACTGAATCTGGTTTACAATTAAGAATAACAGGTACAGCGGGTCAAGTGAGTGATTATTACAAAATATCTACTTTTTCGCTTAACGGGACGCAAGCATTCGTTAGAATGGTAGTTTCGCCTGCATTCGGTCCAGATGTAAATTTTGCTACAGTTTCTAACGGAGAAGTTCCAGAGGGCACGGGAGTAACACTATATGATTTAACAGACGTTAAGAAAGCTGAATTTACCGGAAGGTTTTTTGTTAAAGTAAACTCAGACAATATATTAAGGCAAAAAATACAAGCGGCTAGAAATAATAACAATACGTTTATTAGAAAAGCTATCGCCCCGCTTTGGAACTTTAGTTTTGCTAGTCAATTTAACAGCAACTTTTGGAAAGAAGGAGGAACTTGGCCGCAGGTTGATGCAACAGGCCAAACAGGTAGGATATTTATTGATAGATTTAGTCCTAAATGCGAAAGCAGGGGACAGGGTACAAATGTTGAGGGTAAAATTGTTATATCCGATGCAACCGGGTACGGAGCCGGAAGAACTAACACTACCAATGGGCATGCTCACGGTATAGTAGACAGGAATCCTCGATTACTGGAACAGCTTAATACAGTAGGAACTATGTTTAGGTTTGTAGATATTGGCAACGGCGTAAAAGATCCCACTGAGACTGTTTATGTTGTAACCAATAGCCAGCTTGATCTTGGAACTACTTATGACTGTACTAATAACTCAGGCGCTTTTTCAGGAAATGATGCTTGGGACGCGCAGACAAACCAATACGCAAGGTGGACCCTTACTTTTGAACAGCTTGAAGGCGGTTCAACGGCGCTTGCGTGGAATCCATCTGACGCCCTTGAAAATATTATTGGAGGCAGCAGCCCAGCATATAATTTTACTAATCCACTTGCATACGTGGGTATAGAGTTTTTAGCATCAGACCCAAATGATGATACTTTTTCTAGCTCTAGCCCTGCTATATTTGAAACAGAACCTAAAGAAGCAGCTGAGTTAGATATATATTTTGAAACCCCAGATATTTATCCTATAAGTCAATTTGGTCAACTTCAGAACTTAAGTTGGTTTAACTGTTACTCATTTGGTAACGGAGTTGAGTCAGATCGCATTAGAGACGACTTTAACCAGCCTGTAATAGGAGATGGTGTGAAAGCATCTGCTACGCTAGATGAGCCGTACGAAGAAGAAAGAAGATCTACGGGCCTTATATTTTCTCAAATATTTAATTCTGCTTCAAGTACAAATAATCTTAACCAGTTTATACAAGCAGAGAATATCACAAAGGATGTAAATCCTGAGTACGGCAGCATACAGAAATTACACACCAGAGACACCGATTTAATTACCTTGTGCGAAAACAAGTCAATGAAGATATTGGCCAAGAAAGACGCCTTATTTAACGCTGACGGGAGCACTAACTTAACTTCTAATGCAGAAGTGCTAGGGCAGACATTAACATTCCAAGGGGAATTTGGTATAGCTACTAATCCCGAATCATTCGCCGAGTTTGGCTTTAGAATGTATTATACTGATGCGAACAAAGGAGCAGTGCTTAGACTTTCAGGTGATGGAATTACTGATCTATCCGATTATGGTATGCACTCGTTCTTTTCAGATAACCTATCGATCAACACTAAAATACTGGGATCGTGGGATGTTGGAAAAAGAAATTATAATATAACACTAGTATCTTTAACGCCTTATTGGCAGCAAACTTTAGGTGCAGGAGAATTTGATAGATTGAATAGAGACCCTCTGTGTAATCAGTTTATAAATACATTACCTACGACTAGCACAACAATTTCTTTCAAAGAGGAAGTTAATGGGTTTACTTCAAGAAAAGCATATATACCGGAGGCGGCTGCTTACCTTAATAATATATACTACACATTTAAAAATGGTAGAATATGGGAGCATGGATTAAACACGGAGTATAATACTTTTTATGGTGTAGGACCGGGCACAGCTTTGGTTGGTCCCTATTATGAAAGTTCTTTTAATACTATCCTTAATGAGATGCCGTCAGTAGTTAAAGGTTATAAAACACTAAATTACAGCGGTACCGATGCTAAAGAATTTTTGTATAAACTAAATGGCAGCGAAAGACTTTATACACTAGCCCAGATACAAGCGGAGGGTTTAACACCTAATACTTCTGTAGAAACAAAAGGCTGGTATGTGAATTCTATAGTAACGGACTTACAAGAAGGGCAAATAAAAGAATTTATAGACAAAGAAGGTAAGAAGTTTAATTACATAAAAGGCATGGATACTTTTTATGTAAGTTCTTGTAATACTAATGTAGACACCAAGGAGTTTAACGTACAAGGTATAGGTAATCCTAGCGTTATAACGGTTCCTCCTCAGACAGTATTTACGGTAAAAAATCAAGCAGACCCGAATTGCTCAACTCCGTAAAAATTTATTAGAAATTTAAACAAATATTATGGCATTTAATAATTTCACAGTAAGCGTAGTAAGCTTTAATGAAACAGCGGGGGTTGACTGGACAATAGCGCAACCATCTGTTTCTTTGCTAATAACGCCTAACATTGGGTATACTGTAACCGCAGCTGACTTTACATCCATAACGCCTTTGCCTACTTATGTGAGCAGCGTATCATTTTTAAACAATGCCGGTAGCGGGACAGTTACATGCATAATAACATACGATTCTCCGTCGGTAATGCCTAGCGCGGACGTGCTTATATCACTTTGTATCCAAGGATCTGCAGTAGAAAAAAAGATATGCGTTGCAGGTGTAATATCTCAATGTGATGTAAGTAATACAAAAGTGCCTGTTTCTGGAGGGGCTGACGTAGCTTATAGTGTATGTGGCGCTATTGGAAGTACCGGTGCAATAACATCGACATACCAAGTTACAGCCAACTCCACTTATTACTATCCTACGGCCCCAACTTTGGCAGTTGTTATAGGTGATCCTAATGACTACACTATTACCGACGTAAAGACTTATGACGCATCCGGTAATTTGATAGGCGTAGTATTTACCGTAACGTATACTTTCCCTTTAAACGATGCTACCAGTAATAAGATATGCTTAACGGCTAATGCTGTTCAAGTATATAATCCCTTAGTAAAAATAACATCCTATTCTTTCCCAACAGGGGAATCTCTAGAAATCAATGGACAAACAACGAACTTCACTATAAATGGAGTTGAAGGTGCTAACTGGGCATTAAATATAGTGTCTAATGCTTTAGCAACGATAATCAATACCTCAGGTACACTGGACAGCACAGGAACTTTTGTTGTGCCTGTAACGTTTCCCGCGGCAATAGCAAATGCAACCTACACAGTAACCTTAACGGGTGATTTAGCTAGCACTTTTTGTACCGTAGCCCCTTATGTACCTTGTTTAACAGGGCAGCCTTCTGTATTTACACTGAATCAATATATTAACTCTACATTAAGCTTTGCTTTTACTAGTACAAATTCTAATATAACTCCGGACGCCGCAACTACTATTACGCTTTTACCAGGCTCCAGTCAACCTTCTCCATTTAACGTTATAGTTACAGGTAGCTCAACAGGTATTCTTACAGTTGACTCTATACCTCCCCCTGAAGATTGGACAAATCAGGGAGGCCTTATTGCGGGAAGTTGGGATTTTAATGTAATTAGCTCTAGTTTTGTAGTGGATAATTCAACAGTGCCTACTATTATAACATCAACGCTTTCAGTTAATGTGGCATCCGTAGGGATCAACAACACGTCCAGTGCTTTAGATTTGGATCAATACGTGTCGGATGGTGGAGCATGGCTAGCTGATTTATGCAATGGCTCAGGCCAATATTACGTTAGTAATGCTGACGGCTGGTCTGGAGGCACAAACCAAAGTCAACTAAGTAGTTTGGTTAATGTTCCTTATGCGGCTGGGGATGTGGTCCAAATAAAAAATTCCGCAACAGGAGCTAAATACTGCGTCACCTTAGACTCTTTTGAGACCGGGGAAACACCGACATATTATATAGACGAAGGATTTCAAAATCAAGTTAGCACATTTGCCACTTGTACAATCTGTAATAATCAAAACCAATAATCATGCCAACAATAACTTTACAATTTCCACACCCACTAAACGACTCAGTTCAAGTTGGCGACACTGCTTATTACACTAATGATCCAAATGGCACAAATTTAATAAAGCTGGGCACTATAGAAGGAATACTTAGACCCATTAATAAAATGACAGTTGACGTAGAGCCAGTGCTAGTAGGTACAGTTAACACTGAATTAACAACAAGTAGTTTTATACTATTTAGCAAAACAGCATTAGTAAACACAAGCGGATTAAAAGGCTATTATGCCGAAGCCCAGTTTAAAAATGATTCAACAGACTATGCTGAACTATTCTTAGTAGGATCTGAGATATTTGAAAGCAGTAAATAACACGTAATAATAAAAGTATAATAATAAAATAAAGGTATATGATAACACCAGGTATGATAGGTGGCGCTGTGTCAGGCCTTACAAGTATTGTAGGGGGAATGATAGGCAGCGGCAAAAGAAAAAGGGAACAAAAAGCAGCGCAAGCAGAGTTTAATAGAAATAAAGCAAGAATGGAAGGGGCTGATACCTCTAACCTAAACAAAAACATGGAAAATACCATGGAAGACCTTACGGTCAATACTCAAGCAGCTGAATTTCAAGCTCAGCAACAAGCGGGAGGATTTGCTAACACGATGGATAACTTATCGAGTGCAGCCGGGGGATCTGGAATTGCGGCTTTAGCGCAATCATTAGCGGGAGCGCAAAGTAATGCGGCGCAAGCAGCGTCTGCAGATATAGGTAGGCAAGAAGCTAGCAATCAAAGAGCTGAAAGGCAAATGGCTGGACAACTACAGCAGCAAGAAATACAAGGAGAATACGCTTCTAGAGCGGCAGAAAAAGATAAGGTGGACACAATGTTTGGCATGTCTCAGCAAAGATTAGGAGCAGCGAATGCAGCTAGAGATGCAGCAACTCAATCTATATTAGGAGGTGTTGGAAGCATTGTAGGAGCCGGGGCAGCGTATGGCGCAGATAAATTGGAATTCATGCAGTAATAAAATAAATTATGGCAAATAATCAATTAATAACAGGGGCTGGTGTAGCTGCAAAGAAATTTGTAGATGTAGGAGCAGAAATGATGAAAGGGCTTGGCAAGGGGTTTTTACCCGGGGCATTGTCAGGGCCCTCAAAAACTGCTTTAAAAAACAAAGAATACCAGGGTAAGGTTAATACACTGATGAGCAGGATGAAAACCGATATAGATTTTACTTCGTTTTCGCCGGCAGAAACAGCTTCTATGCGTTCTTTTCTAGTAGCGGAGCGAGGTAAGTATGCGGCTGCCGCTAAAGCTTTGGCAGGTATGTCAGATACAACCTCCCCTGAGTATATGGCACAGGTTGACATAATGAACGGGGTTAACAATAGCTTTACTAATTTAGCCGCTCAGCTTAAGTCCTACAAAGAAGGTAAAGTGGAGTTCGCAAAAGAAATGCTTGACGGCACCATATCTGCGGGTAATCCTACGGAAAACACAAGAGAGGCTATGGCTATGTATGGTTTTCTTGATAAAGACGGCGATGGGGTTAACGATAAGCGATTAGATGCAGCGTTTAACATACAAGCAGGAGGTAACTTAGGATTTAATATAGATGGAAAAACGATTGATTATAACACTCGTAAGCCAGCCGTTATGAAGGATTACGTGCTAAGTAATAAATTACTAAAAGGCAATGAATCAGCTTATACAGCGCAAGCAAGAATGAGTGATGTTTCACAAAAATTGTATAGAGAAGAACTTGAGCAAGACTTTGAAAGCCGCGATGCTTTAATGTCTATGGTATATGACTTTGACTCTATTGTACCTACATCAGACTTAGCAAAAAGATGGGATGCTAGTAAAAAATCTGAAAACCCTCTTGACGAAATTAATAGTATTAAAGAAGAGTTAATAACCAGGTTAGTCAACGCAAGAGTTGATGTGTCCAACAAAGGTTACAATGAAAAGAAAAGCAAAGAAAATGAAAGAAGCCCTTATCATTGGACAAAAGCAAATGGTAGTATGGAGGGTGCCATGCAGGCCGATGGAACAAAGCTTTATTACTTGTATTTTAAAGACGGTACGCGCAGAACAGTTGATTACAAAACTTACGAAAAGTACGAAAACTTATAATTAAATTAAATAATAATTAAACAAAAATAACTATGCCTAGATATAAAGTAATTATAAACGGCGATGTAGGGTTTAAAAATGTTAAAGAGGAAAATATAGAAATCTTTTTAGCTAAATACCCAGGCGCGGTACTCGTTGAAGAAACACCCCCTACTGAAAATTTTCAGAACGGAGATGCGGAGACCGATGCGTCTGTAACTCCGGAGACAAGTCAAGCATCAAATGGGGATTCCAACTCGGAAGATGGTTCATTGGAGGAACAAAAGCAAGATAGCACCTCAAAAATCTCTAAAACGAGAGTTATAAATTTCAAAGGAGGCAAACAAGTTAGGGAAGATGTATATTTAGCCGACTTTGCGGGAACGAAAAGCTCTAATGGCCAATTGTATCCCGTAACTTTTGATGAGTACGCTAAGCTGTATAATACCACGCCTATAGAGATAACAGAGCAAACATTACCAAGCCCTGAGGCTGCGAGTTTAAACAAAGCACTAGATTCGGTAAACTCAAAAACGCCGGAAGCTAAAAATGAAATTGCTAAGGATTATTTTAATTTAACAGAGGGAGCTTTTGGAACAAATGAATATGCTCCATTAATGCCTGAATATGCTGCCGTAAAAAATAAAGAGGGCAAGCTAGTTCCAATAGGAGAATCAGCTGTCGGTAGAGAATACACTATAGATAAAAGCGGGTTTAGCAACAAAAGAATATACACTAATTCATACGAGGAGGACTTAAAAAATTACTTAGGTGAAGAAAAATATAATGCCTGGGTTGAAGTGCAAGAAAAAGCTAGCTTATCTAACGAAGCTTTAACCCCTGAAAATATAAATAAGTATTTAGATTTGTCTAAGGTAAGCCAAAATACAATTACTGATGTAGTCACCAAGCAAAGAAAAGAGGCAGCTTCTAACTACATGATAAACAATAACGTTCCTGAAAACGAACAATTTAAAATGGTTGCTGAGCTTGAAGGCAATCAAGAAGCCTTAGAAATAGTGCAAAAAAGCAGGAGAGAAGACGCTGCTAGAAAAAAAGACAACGCTGATTTTGAAGCCACTTTTGGGCGTCCATTAACTTCTAAAGAAACTATACAAGGCAGGACATATATTCCTTATAATGAGGAGGCTTCAGAAGAACGCTTAAACAACGCGTTAAAAGAATACCAAGCAAGTTCGGAAGCGGAAATACAAGAAAGGTACAAGAAGCTAGACCAAGATCTTAATGATTATTCTGAACAAGGCGCAGCGCCATTAGAAGAGATTCAAGCAGATTACGATTACTTACTTAATAATATTGAGGCAAATTTTAATAACACAGACGACCCAGAGTATAAGCGACTATTGCAAGATCAATACGCTAAAACCTTCAAAGAGGGTAATGCGGCAATGTCCGCTAAATGGAATGAACTAGACCAGCAAAGACAATCAATGATTGCTGAATCTGATAGAATAACAAAAAGAGCAGGGCAATTAAGTAAATTTAAAATAGCACAAGAAGCAGCATATAAAACCTATGAGCTTGACGATAGAATGGCTATGGTTATGGAGAATTCTTTTTTAGGTAGTGGCGCTATGTTAGCCGCTTCCACTAAAAAGTTTTTATTAGGAGACGTACCTATCGCCATCGCTAGAGCTTATGCTCCTGATGATATTAGCGCTGACTTAGTTGAGCAAAAAATACTTGAATCACAATGGTATGGGGATCTTGTTGCGGATAAAGGAGCCGCTATAGATTACAACCAAAGAATACAATCTAGGAACGAAGAAAAGTTGTTTAGACCGTCGTTAGACAATAAAGGATTAAGTACCTCTGATTATTTAGGCATGACGCTTGTAGATAATTCGCCATCTATATTAGTTGCT